CTTCGCATCGCGAGCGGCCTGGCGGCTGACCTGGCCGAGCTGTTTCAGCTCCGCCTGGGTCTTGACGATGTCCTGCCGCAGCACGCCGCTGCCCTGGGTGGCCGCATCGCGCATCACCTGGCGCATGATGCGGTAGCTCCCGGCGCCGGCCTGGGCGGTCTTGTTGATGACGGCACCGGCTTTGCCCGCTTCGTCGGCGAGCGCCTTGGCGCCTTCTTTTCCTGCCTTGCGCAGGTCTCGCTCCAGCGACTGGATCTCGCGCCGGCTGTTGCCGGCATTGGCCTGGATACGTAGCGCGACGCGCAGATCGGAACTCATAGGTCAGGCTCCTGCAGCCTATATAGAAGAAAGGCCCGTTTCCGGGCCTGTGCTCAGTGCAGCGTGGGGGCGTCTGCCGGCAGTGCGGGAAGCACCTGCGATGGCTTGATGGCTTCCAGCCTCAACTCCAGCGGTTCGGAGTCGACGCGGTAGTGCCCGTGGCAGTCGTAGTCGACTGGCTCAGCGGAAGCCATCAGATCGACCAGGGCGAGTCCCTTGGTAAGCGGTAACGCGAACTGCTGATAGCCGATTCTGACGACGCACATCTGTGCGGCCCTGGCGGCCGGCTTGCGGGGTTTGCTGGCGGTGGTCATTTCTTCTTCCTTCGCTTGCCCTTGCTGACGTAGCGGGTGGTGCCTTGCTTGCGCCCGACCAGCAGGTCGACGCGGGCGTCGATCTCCTGACGGGTCATCTGGCGGATCTCGGCTAGTCGGTAGCCGTGGCGGACGAGTGCGTGCTCGATGCGGCGCCAGTCGGTGAGGCCGCGCTCGGCGGCGCGAGCTTTTTTTCCAGCGCCTCGTCGGCCTCGGCCAGCACGCCCAGGTCGACCTCGGCCAGCTCGCTGCGCAGCAGCTCGGTGGTCAGTGCCTCGGCCGGGATGTCGCCCAGTTGCAGCAGCTGCTGGCGGTACACCTCCAGCGTCACCAGTTGCAGGGGGCCGTTCGGGTGCGCTTCCTGCGCGGCGATCAGGTCGCCGGCCATGGGCACGCGTAGGGTGAATTGAGTGTGTCGCTTGCCGGCGTAGTACACGCCCACCTTGAGGGTGCCGGCGTGGGTCAGGCCCGCCCAGCGATCAGTCGATTGGGTCATGAGGTCACTCCGGGTAGTAGTCGAGGGCCGAGAGGGTCAGGTCGCGGGTCGCTTCGCCTTCGAGCTGGTACTTGCTGCCCATCTCGATCAGGGCGACACCCGTCCAGCTTTCGCGCTCGCCGCCGCCATCGACCGGCTCGATCGTGATCTTGGCGTCCTGCATGGCGCGCCAGTTCGGCTCGCCGGACTTGGGGATGGCCACGCTGACGCGCAGCTCGTGATCCTCCACACCAGCGGCCGTACCCAGCGGGCGGCGCTTGCGGTTCATGGTCTTCACGACGGTGCGGCCGGTGCGCATCGTGTGATCGAGGGACTTGATCTCGTAGTCCGCTCCGTTGATGGACAGGACGATCTGTCCGACGTAGTTGTCCGACATGGCGGTGCTCCTTTACAGCAAGAGGTCGATGCGGCCGGCAAACACGTGCAGGCCATTGACGACGTCGGCGGGAATCGACGCGTTGAGGCGGTTCGCGTCCTGGAGCGATCGCTCGACCACCAGGGCGTCGGCATTGGCGGCGACCTCTTCCAGGATCTCCAACTCTTCACACTTCTTCAGCACGTCCAGCAACTCGCCGCGTACGGCGGCCGGGGTACGGCTGGACAGCTTGGAGCGCGGGAAACGCAGGCGGATGCGATCACGGCAGGCTTGGCGCACGTAGTACAGGGTGCGGATGGTGGTGAGGTCGAGCAGCGACACGTCGTCGGCACCGGCGGCGGACTTGGTGTACGTGCTGACGGCACGGACGATCTGCACCGTGTCGCCGGGGCCGACTTCCAGCGGGGTGACGCCATTGGCCAGGCACGTTTCCTGCTCGACGCGGCCGAGGCGGCTGGCGACCGGCGGCACCTGGATGCCAGTGAGCACCAGGGTGTTGAGCGGTCGCGCCGGGTCTTCCTCCGAGGCGATGCGCGCGGCGTAGGCGGCCGCCACCTGCCGGGCCGTCGAACTGGTACCGGGCAGCACCGCGAGGGTGATCGCCCCGGCGTTGAGCGAGGTCGCCAGGGTGGTGGCGGCCGACAGCGTAGTGGTGACGGCTCCGACGCCAACGATGCCCTGCTGCTCGATGGAGTCAGTGAAGATCGCGATGTGCTCACGCAGTGCGGTGAGCGCCGTCTGGCTGAACCAGGCCGGCACCAGGATGGTGAAGCCACCCAGGGCGGTGGCCGCGAGCGCGTCGCTGATGTCGGGCTCGGCCTGGGCGGCCACGGCGATACCTACGCACGAGATGGCCACGTAGCGATAGGTGCGGATGGCGGCCTCGACCATCTCGGCCGCGACCGAGCCGAACTGCTTCTTCGCCTCGTCGGCGCTGTAGATCTGGGTCGGTATCAGTGGCGCGGCTTGCGCGCCCTCGCCGAGCGGCACGATCAGGCAGATGCTCTGGGCGTTGGTCGGCAGGTTGCGCACCGCCAGCGAGGTGTTGAATTCGAAATAGGCACCCGGCTTGCGGATCGAGGCCGGGATGGTGTCGAGCGCGATTGTCATGCGGCGGCTCCTTTCTTGGTGGCCTTGGCGGCCGGTTTGGCATTTGCCGGAGTGCTGCCCGGCATGGCATCCAGGCGCAGCAGTTCGCCCTGGGCGATCCGGCGGCGGTAGTAAGGCGAGCCGTCGACCTCGACCGGCGCGGTCGGGTCGTGCTCGATGTAGCTGCGCGGGTTGTCCTCCATGGGCACACGCAGTCCAGGTGCGGCGGCTGTCACGCGCATCACGGGATCTCCAGTTCGATGGTGTCGGTGACCACGGCTGGCGCACCGATGGTGGTGTGGTAGTGCAGATCGATGCCGAGCAGGTCCGGCAGCTCTTCTGCGGGTTTGGTCCAGTCCAGCTCGATGGCAAACGACTGACCCAGCACCGACAGGTGGTCGGACTGGAATTTGCCGTTGACCAGGTTGGCCAGTTCGGTCGGCTCGATACGCGCCCGCTCCGGCCAGGGCTGCCAATCAACCAGCTGGTGCATGCAGGCCTGCCACAGGGCATAGCTGCCGATGTCGATCGCGTTTCCACGTCGCCCTTCGCGCTCGCCGCGAAGATGGCGGGTGGCGATGACCAGGCGGAACGTGATGGCCATCCCGTAGCGTCCCTGAGCCCGCTTGCGGAAGACCGCGCGCGGGGTGGTCAGCAACAGCGCCGGGCAGCGCTTGAGCAGCCCGGGCAGCAGGTCCGGGTCGCCCAGTTCGCCGCCGTAGGTCTCCACGCTCAGCCGGGGGAGCTGCTCGCGCAGCCCCTCCAGCCGCGCCTGGATGAGATCCTCCAGATCGGCCAGCATTACAGCGACCTCAGGCAGCGGCGACCGAACATGCGCGGGCAGCTGATCACCTGCAGGCCGGACTTGCCGGACTCGGCCGCGCCCCGGGCTTCGTCCTCGGCGGCCAGGGTTTCCAGCCGCTTGAGGACGTCCTTGTAGCGTGTCCGGACGGTGGACTCTTCCTTGCCGGCGTCATCCACCAGGTGGTAGCGGGCCAACTCCAGCAAGTCATCGCCAACCCAACCGGGCGCGGCTACGTCGGTCGAGCGGAACCGCAGGTAGAACGAAACCTCGCTGCGCGCCCGGGTGACCGCATCGGCGATGCGGGCCAAGGCCGCGACGGCAATGGCCACGTCCTCGGCTGGCCACTCGCCCAGGTCGGCGCCAGTGGCGGCGGCCTGGAGCAGTTCCGGCTCGATGACTCGCTCGGTGTCCGGCACGGCCAGTTCTGTGATCTGGCGAGCGCCGTAACGCACCAGGAGCTGGCTAGCGGACGGCAGCGAGAGGTTCATTCGCCCTGGCCTCCAGCGTTGCCCTGGTCCGGATCTTCGGTGTCGTCGCCTTCACCGTTGCCGTCCTGGCTCTCGGTTTTCTCGGCAGGAGTCGCTTTACCCTTGCCCTTCGGCGTGGAGCCGGCAGGCTTGGCAGCCTTCACCGGCTTTGCCGCAGCAGGTGCCACAACAGGTGCTGGCGCATCCGACGCCGAACCTTGCGATGGCGGAGTCGAGCCGGCAGCGGCGCCGGACTTGTCGTCGGTTTCATTGCTGCCGTCCTTCTTCGGCTCCAGGTCGTTGGCCAGATCCTCGGGCGGTTGAACGCCCTCGATGACGACCAGTTGCGGTTCCTTGCGCAGCTGTTCCAGCTGCTCTTCGGTGAAGTGGCCGTCCGGCCAGTAGGTGCCCTCGGCCGAGTGGGCGACGCCCGCCCGGCGGAAGCCGTCATGCTTGGCAGTGATCAGAAGTCCCATGGTGGTCAGGCCTCGCCCGTGGAGCCGAATGCCAGCTGCCAGAAGCCATAGCCGCCAGCCGCCCGCGCCTCGGCGCCGAACTTGAATTTCTTGCGGTTGAACACGTCATCCGCCTCGGGATCGGTCTGCTGCACGAAGTTCGGGGCCTCGCGCTCCTGATAGATGAAGGGCTTGACCGGCAGGCTGGTGTCCAGCAGGAACCACGCGGTGTCGGACTCGATGCGCTCGGACACCACCAGCTCGGCCGTGCCCTTGTAGGGGTTGGCCTTGCCGTCTTCGAGCCGCTCGTTGGTCAGCAGCGCTCGGGCGGTGTCTTCCAGGCCCGGGCCAACCAGCAGGACGTTCGGGCGAACGCCGAGCGGGCGGCCTTCTTCGTCCTTGAACTTGCGCATGGCGGTGCGAGCTGCCCCGTAGCTCGCTTTCGCGGCGGCCTGGCTGGCGATGGAGAGCGCCGCAGTGCCCTTGTTGCTAACGCTGACCTTGCCCACCGGGTGGTCGGTATCGAAGAAGTACTGCCCGTCGTAGCACTTGGTGGTGAATGCCTGATTCACCAGCTCGTAGACGATCTCGTCCGGCAGTTGCTTGGCCGAGTGCCCGGCCATCTGCGCCTGGGGAGCGTAGATGCCCAGCTGATCGTCCTTGATGTGGTTGCGATCGACCTCGACGGTGGCTTCCCAGTCTTCGTTCTCGACGGTGTAGCTGTAGGCCTTCAGGTTCTTGACGTGCTTCTCACCCACCCAACGGCGCATCTTCGGAAAAGCGGAGAGCCAGGCGTAAAGGTTGCTGCCCGTGGTGGACGGCACCTTCATGGCGATCTTTTCCCAGGTGGACGGCGCCGCCTGGAATGCATTGTTGAACAGGGTCTTCAGGGCAACGAACGCCGCCCGGATCGATTCTTTATTTACCAACATGCGCAGTGCGCTCCTTTATATAGATGGGGTTACTCGACCCACACACCGTCGGCGTCGATGCCGACGATCCGGCCAGCGGCAGAGCGCGAGCCCTCGTCGTCATCGGCCGCGACGGTTTCGTCATCGACGATGTAGGCGGTCTGGAACAGGTGGGCCTGGGTGACGCTGCCGTCGTTTTCCCACTTGAAGGCTTTTCCGTGGCGGATCTCGACGCTGACGTCGCCATCGGCGCCGTCGCGGTTGTCCACGTATTCTTCGGCGCGCCCCAGGTAGCGGAGGCCGGTACCGGCCGAACCGGGCGTGGCGAGGCCCGCTGCCGAGGCGGCGACCAGGGCGCCGCCAAAGATCCGGACGCCGCCGGCGACCGGAACCACCAGCACCTCGGTGGCTTTCATTGCTGTCATGCGATCTTGGGTAAGGGGCACGGTTACACCTCGCTCTGCTTGGTTTTGGCGAATTCCGCCGGGTCGACGCCCATCTGCAGGCACATGGCCTGCTCTTCGGCGTTGAGTGCGGTCTTGGTGTGGGCTGGCTTGCGCTCGCCCAGGTCGGACGGATCGCCTACTACCGGGGCGGCGGCGACGTACTGACGGAAGCGCTCCAGCCCGGTCTGCTCGGAACAGCTGGCGCGGTGGTAGTCGACGGTGGCCGGGGTGATCTTGCCGGCCTTGAGGGCGGCATCGATCTCGGCGTCGACCGCCTTCTGGTGCTCGGCCTTCTCGCGCTGGGCCAGCGCCTGCTCGGCGTTGGTGGCGCGGTTCAGCATGGCGTCGTAGTCGCCACGCGGAACGAAACGCTCCAGCGAGGGCTGCTCGCTGTTCGCCGCTTGGGCGGTGGCCTTCAGTTGGGTAGTGGCCGCGAGGGCCTGTTCTTCGGTGGCGGTCTCGGGCAAGCCGAGCAGTGCCAAAAGCGCAGCGGAAATCTTCACGTGCGTGTGCTCCGGGTCTTCTTGGTTGAGGGCGGTGAGAAGGAAATTCGGCTTGTTGGTGAGCCCGGCGCTGACCAGGCGCGCGATGCGCCCGGTCTCCGGGTCGAAGTCGAATACGGGGGAAAGGAAGCGGTACTCGCGGTTGACGACCTGGTGCTGGGCGCGCGGCGTCCAGTCGACCTCGGCCCAGAGCGCGCCGTCGCGCAGTTCCAGCCGCTTGATCCAGCCGGCAGCAGGCGCATCGCTGCCCTGGGGCGCGCGGTGTTGAGTGGCGTGCTCCCAGTCGATGGGCAGCTCGATGGCGCGGGCGACGAAGCTGGACTGCACCAGTTCGGCGGCGAGCGGGTCGAAGAGCCAGCGCCGGCCATCGCGACCGGTCACGGTCGGGCCGGCCGGAATCAGCTCGACCCAGTCAGGGGCCGAGCCGGCGGCGGTGAGTTCGGTGTTGAGTGCGAGAGTGTTCATGCCGCCATGGTGGCGGCTTGGATGCGCTGCTCAGTTTCAGCGCCGCGCAAGGTTTTGCGCGCTTACTGCGGAAGCTGGGTGTATACCCGGAAGGCCCATTCTATACGTAGAGAATGGGTCCGCATCAGAAAGTCATGCCGGCAATGCTGCCCTGAGCAAATCTAACGCGGGTCTAACGGGGCTTTGATGGGGTCGCCGCTCCGGTTGTATACGCAGACCCTTTCTCGCGCCGTCTCGTCGCTCTCAGGCGGCCGCGGTTCCGAGGGGGTCGGACAGGTAGTCGGCAACGATCTGGAGTACTTCCGTTTCGTCCTCGGACGATAGGCCGAGGTACGGCCGGGCCGGAATATCACCCCAGGGGATAGGCGAGCCGCGCGAGGTCTTCCCTGACTTGCCCTGCGCCTGGCCGAACTGGTGAACCGCGCCGTAGGGCCGATCGGTACCCAGGGCCAGCTCGTTGTCGCTGACCTGGTAGCGGAGCGTGTCCTGCAGAGTGCCCGAGTCGCGAAGGATGCGGCTGCCGCGCTTTCGCGCCAGGGTTGTCGGCGACAGCGGCGCCCAGGGCGTGCCGTCCGGGCCGACCTGCTGGCGGAAGCGGGCGTCGGTGGACTGCAGCAGGTATTCGGCGATGTCCTGCAGCGGCGTGCGGATGTCGCCAAGGCGGGCCACCAGTTCGGCCAGCTGGGCACCGACCTGGCTGTCCTCTACTTGTACGTCGAGCGTTGCACCTGCCATCGAACCTTCCTACTATTGATACACGCCCATTGGCTGAGCAGTCCCCGCCAGGACCTCCAGGCCTACAGCCAGGGTGAAACCACGTGTGGCGGCGCGTGGTTTTTCTATTGCCCGCGCCGGTACAGGCGCACGCCGAGGCGCAGCTGCTCCAGGTAGTCGGGGTTGTGCGCATCCGGCGAGAATGTGGTGATGCCTGCCCAGCCATCGTCGCCCACCTCGAACACCGCCAAGGCCGGCACCGGCTGGCCCTCGATCTCGTAGCGGCTGATGTAGCGCCGCCGCACCACGGCCTTGCCGATCGCGTATTGCCACTCCAGCCGCACCCACACTTCATCTGGCGCCTTGAGCGCATCGGCCAGCAGCAACAGCTCGCGGGCATGGCCACGCTTGCTGATCTTCAGCCGGCCGGTCTTCGCCTGGGTGAACAGCTCTCGGCCGATGACCACCGCATCGCCGGTGACGTCGCGGAACACCGCCGGGCTCGCCTGGCTGGCGCCGAACTCGGCGAGAAAGCGATCCAGGTACTCTTCATCGGTCAGTCCAGAGGGGAGCAAGCGCTCGGCCGGAGCCGGCCGTGGCGAAGGCAGCGGACCGGGCGCGCGGCGGTTCGGTAGCCCGGCACCGCTTGCACTGCTGCCCCGGCCGCCCGGCTCCGGCAGCGGGTCGTGTGCTCGCAGCGGCGGCACTGCATCGCTCAGGCGTGAACGACCAGGTGCGTATTCGAATCCGGGATCGATGCCCTTTGGCACCCGGACGGTACGGGGACCGTTGGGGCTGTTCTGGCCGATGACCCGCTCTTCGTACTCAACCGCCGGCGCCGGGCCGACCTTGAGGCCCTGGCGGTCGACGTCGCGCTGGCTGAGCATGAACTTCTTGCACTTGCAGCCCCAGCCGTTCTGCGGGCTGTGGCTCGCCCACCAGGGATCGTCCAACGGCAGGACGGTCCCGTCCCAGGCCAGGTGCTGCGGGCGCGGGTGGGCGCTGTCGCCGTGGCGGTACACGGCGAAGGGCCGGCGCTTGCGCAACTCGGGGTCGGCCATCTGGGCCTCGCGGCCGGCGTTGTAGCTCTGCCGCAGGTTGGTCTCCCAGATGGTGCGGGTGCGCCAGCCGCGCTCGCCGTTGTACTGCCAGCCGTGTTTGCTGACGACCTGGTCGAAGTCAGCCCGGAACTGTTCCAGGGTGGTGCCGGCCGTAATGCTCTTCTCTACGGCCGCACGCAGATCGGCGAGCAGCGCACGCTTGTTGGCACCGGCGACGACGAAGGCCCAGTCGTGCTCTTCCTTATATATGTCGGTCCAGCTCCGGGTCGGCAGCGATACCTTGCCCCGGAAGTAATCGAGCTGTTCCTGGAATGGGAGGGAGCCGTGAGATACTGCCATTTGGTACTTCGACCCTATGCCGAGAGGAATTATGAGTTCAGCCGTAATACAAGCGCGGACCCGCTATGCGCAGGGATCAAAATCGCTCAAGGCTGCCAAGAAATCAGTGGCGGATATTGCTTCCAATAAGGACTCGCTCGTTCTGGGCTTTCTGGCCGACGGACTGTCTGAAGAAGATGCCGAGGCGTTATACAAACACCGATATGACGAGGCATCCGCGCTGCAGAAGTACTGGGAGGATGAAGTGCGAGCCGCTTTCGCAGATATTGAAGAAATCGACCCACGCAACCACAACACCTTTTCCCCTTAATCAGAATCACAACCCCCGCAACACGTCATACCGCCCAGCCATGTTCGCCGCCTCCATCCCATCGGCCATGGCGTCGGCCAGCTGGGCGGTGCTCATGTCTGGGTAGGCCTCGATCAGCCGATCGCGGAACTCTTCCAGGCTCGACACCGAGTCGAGCAGCTCGCGGATCGTGTCCACCATGTCATCCAGGGGCGCGGCGGTCGCGGCCTCCATTGTTCGGACCTGGTTGTCGACGATGTCCGGCATGGCCGCCGGCCGGGTCGGCTGCTCGCGGTTCGCGGCCTGTGCAAACGCTCCGGGAAACTCCAGCGGTGCCGCTCCAGGTGACCGCAGCAGCTTGGCGCCTTTGTCGGGGTCGGGCAGGTTCAGCTTGTCGCGGATCACCGATTGCTCCACCTCCAGTCCCAGCGGTACCAGCTTGGTCAGCGCGTCGATCAGCAGCTTGGTGTCTTCCGGTTGCGGCACGACGACGACCAGCTTCGGATACGGCCGGCCGGGCCCGAAGTTGAGGTCGCAGAACGGGCGCACGAACATGCGGTTGAGCGTGTTCGACTGGGCCTTGGCGTCGGCTTCCAGCAAGTCCAGGCGGATGCCGTCATGCACCCTCGCCTGGGCCATGCTGCTGCCATCGTCCGCCGTCATGGTCTGGCCGAGCACCCCCTTGGAGATCTGCTTGTCCCACCATTCGGCCAGGCCCTTGAAGAAGTCGCCGGCGCCGGCCACGTTGGCGGCCTGGGTGAAATCGATCCGCATGCTCTCTGGGATCACCGCCGCCGCGTCGCTGCCGAGGTTGGCGACGGCCGCCATCAGCGTGTTGATGTCATCCGGGCTGGCGTTGGGGCCGTAACGGCCGACGCGCATGGGGATGCCGTAGATGTCGGCGAACCCCATCCAGTCCTTCCAGGTCCAGGCCTTGCACATGTAGCCGACCGCCGCCAGACGAGCGAGACCGCCCCGGATCGGCAGGCCCGCACGCAGGCGCGGGTAATGGACGATGAACTTGTACGGCGCCAGTGGCACGCCGAACACCGGGTCGGCCTCGTCGAGCAGGCGCAGCTCGCGGCCTGTTTCCTGGTCGAACTGGAAGAAGCGCTGGTCGCGTGGCTCGTAACGCTCGGGCATCCAGGTCTTGCCGCTACGGTCCCAGATGATCTCGCTGACGGCGTAGCCCTTGCCGAGTGCATCGGTGAGGTCGGACTGCAGCTCGCCGAACTCTGCCGCATCGATCACCTCGCGCAGGATATCGGCCCGGCGCACGTCCTCCGCGTCGTCGGTCGCCGCCTCGATGCGGATCTGCAAGCCGGCCAGGCCGAGCTTGCGGGTGCCGAGTACAGACGCATAGTGCAGGTCGCGCTCTTCCATCTCCTCGGCCAGGGTCAGGTAGTCGTGTGCGCTGCCCTCGGCAGCCGCCTGCAGGATGGATGCGAGCCGACCAGGAGTCAGGCCGCTGGCCACCGAGTTGTGCCAAACCTGGCGCACACCGGTCAGCCGCGGTGCCGCCAGCTCTTCGGTGAGCTTGTCGTATTCGATGGGGCGACCGAACTGGTCGAGGATGCGGGATTGAGCCATTACCAGATGCCTTTATTGGTACGCCACCCGGCGCCCAGCTGGACCTGGCGGTCATACTGCGCAGTGGGCTGGACGCGGTGGTATTCGAAGATCTCGACATCCAGGCGCGACGCGAAGTCGGCCAGGACCAGGGCGACGCCGGCATCGCCGTGACGCTTGTCGCCGCCTTTCTCGGTGGTGCGTTGCTCGGGGATGCGCGCCACGCCTTTCACGACCCGAAACGCCCGGATGTCGCCGGTCACGTCCTTGTCGGCGGGGATGCCATGAAGGGTGTCGTCCTCGAGCGCGGCCTTGAATGGCGGCATGTTGTCTCGGTACCAACCCTCGGTGAGCATGACCTGCTCGATGCGATTGTGGCCGAACTCGACGGCGGCCGACTCAGCGATCTGCTGGCCGTTGCCTCGGGCGTCATGGGCGCCCTTGAGGAAGTTGGGCAAGCGCCGAACGATGAAGAAGAGGATCTGCTCCTGTTGCCTGAACGGTACGTTGCGCAGTTCCACAACGAACGGCGCGCGCTTGCGCAAATCCTGTTCCTTGAGCAGCGGCCAGATCACCGACAGGTCGCCACTGCGGGCGAAGTCCATGCCGTAGAAGCTCTGCACGCCGGCCGGGATGCCCTGGAGCAGCGGCAGCAGCTCACGCTCGCACCACTCCAGGGACTCGGCCAGACGCAAGTACTCCGGGGCGGTCTCGTAGCCCTGGGGATACTTCAGGCGAACCACGGGCACGTCGCGGCTGGTGCGGCTTTCCACCAGCGCCAGGGACAGGTACGCACCACCGCCCTGGCTGGGGATGCAGTCGAGTTCTTCGTTGGCAGCCTCGCCGTAGAAGTCGTAGACGTCCTGGACCCAGGCGTCTTCTTCCGCCTTGACGTAGGGGATGCCCTTGCGCAGGCACACGCGGTTGTACAGCCCGCTTTCCACCGCCTCGCGGAAGGTGCAGCGGAATACAACGCCCTTGCGCTTGCCGGCGCGGATCTCCTCGATCAGTTCGTTGAACGGGTTGTCGGTGCCGTCGTGGGTGCTGATGACATGCACTTCGCCGCCCCAGATCAACAGCGCCAGCGCTGCCTTCAGCAGCTCGGCCAGGTCGGCGTGGAATGCCGCTTCGTCGATCACCACCACGCCCTGGCGGCCCCGCAGGTTGCTGGGGCGGCTGGTGAGCGCGACGATGCGGTGCCCGGACGGGAACGTGATGGTGAAGGTCTTGATGTGCTTGTCGGGGTCTTCGTCCGGCCAGATGCCTTCCTCGATCTCCCCGGCGGCGTAGTTGAAGGCACGCGCCCACATGGCACAGGCCTGAATGTATTCGACCGTCATGTCCTGGTTGTAGCCCAGGTAATAGACGGTCATGCCCCCGGCCTTCTTCTCGGCGGCGGCCACCAGTACGTTGTCTGCTGCCTCGGCCCAGGTGAGGCCGATACGGCGCGACTTCTCTGCCACCTTGAGTGGGGCGCGAATGCCGATCCAATCCTTCTGGTAGCCCAGCAGGACGGAAGGCACGTCGACGACCTGGCCGACGCTGATGACATCGGCCAGGGGGGAGCGTTGGGAGGGAATCTCGGCCCGAATGGCGGTCATTTAAAAGCCCAGAACATGAATAGCAGCCCGGCCAAGCAGGTGGGCACCGGAAGGACAACAACGCTCACGGCAAGGGCAAACGCGATCAGACAGATCATCCCGCCACCCCCAGAATCTCGCGCCGGATCTCCGCCACGGTCTCGGCGTTGAGGCCGCCTTTCTTGGCGATCTTCTCGACCTGGCTGGCGGCCGCCTCGGCCTTGGCGCGAACTTCGGCCTTCCATTTGGCCTGCACGACACTGGCGCGGCCGAGTTCAGCCACGGCCTTGGCGACCTTCGGCAGATCCATCTTGCCGCCCTCGGCCATCAGCAGCTTGAAGAGGTGTTCCTGGACGAGCCGCATCAGCGCCTCGTTGACCGCGCCTTCATCGTCCGGCGCGGCCTGGACGACGGCCTTGGCCTGCTCGCTCGACATCTTCAGCGCGGCGAGCTTCTCCTCGAAGGCGCTGCCATAGGTGTGCAGCGCGGACTTGCCGATGGAATAGCCGCGCGATTGAAGCTCGCCGGACAGAGCTTCATAGCCGCTGAAGTTGGATTCGACCAAGGCCTGGTCCAACCAGGCTTTCACCTCTGGCGGCAACTGGGCAACCTTGCTACGCGGTGGCATGGCTTAGCCCCAGTACTTTTCAGGGCGAGCGATGCCGGGCCGGCATTCGATGGTGTACTCGGCGATGTCCACGCCGTAGTGGGTCAGGCCGCAGATCCATACGCCGGAAGGCTGCTTGTTCAGCGTGACCAGGCTCCGATCGGCCAGGTAGTCCAGTTCGCGGCGCAGCTCCATTTGGGTAGCGTCCGGGTAGATGCCCTGGATGGTGCTCAATACCACAGCCTCGTGCGGGTCGACCGGGCGGCTGGTGTTGAGGGTCAGCAGGATGTACCAGCGCAGCGATTCGCGCCGGGCCTTGGCTGGGTCGATGTTCATTCACGTGCTCCTTTGAGCTGCAGGTTTTCGAGCTTCAGGGCCAGGGAATCGAGCTTGGCCTCGATCACGGTCTGGTTGCGGACGAAGTCTTCGCGCCGCACGTAGTTCAGCGGCAGGTCGCCCTTGAGCCGCTCCAGTGCAAGCTCAAGCTGGCGGACCCGTTCGGCTTCCTTGTCCATGGCGGCGAAGCGACTGTCGAGGCGCTTCTCCAGCTGGGCCAGGAGCAGCTTCATCAGCGCACCGAAACCGCCCAGGATGGCGAGGGCGATGGAGATCAACTGCCAGAGGGGCAGTTCCACGGAGGTCATCGGCGCATTCCCCGCTCATGCAGCCCCTGGCAATGCACGCAGAGCAGCACGCCGGGCAGGATCAGTCGGCGTGCCTCGGGTATGGGACCGCCGCAGTTCTCGCAGTTTTCCGGCATTGCCCCGTGCGAGGATGGCAGGCGGTCCAGGACAGCGGCGATTGCGGCCGCTCGGTGCGCGTCCTCGCGCTCGCTCGCGTAGTCAGTTACGTCCATTTTCGGTGTTCCAGTCGATCAGGCGGTTGAGTTGCTCACGCACCACGGCGCATTGCTCGGCGTTGCGTATGTGGTTGGTCAGGACGTCGGTTCGGCCGATGCCGGCGTCGAGGTCGTCAGGGGCTCCGGCTCGGCCGGGCGGCGCAGCAGCTCCGCTGGTGGTGCGCTCGGCAGGCACTGCGGCGTGGGCGATGCCGTTGGCTTCGTTCCACACCCGGACGAAGCCAGTAGTGAACACGCAAGCAGGCAGAGGCTCAGGCGCCGCATCGCGGGCCTTGCGGTACAGGTCGTTGACACGGGCGATCTCTCCGGTGAGTCGGTCGGTTGTGCGGCGGTACTGCTGCCGGGCGTCGGCCAGCTCGCTGGCGAGCCGGTCACCACGCGCCTGCTCGTCGCCCAGCCGCTGAGCGGCCCGTTTGGCATCGCCCTCGGCGGCGCGGGCGCGCTCCAGGTCCAGCTGGCTGTGCTTCAGCTTCAGATTGGTTAGGGCAAGGTCGCCCTCGCTCTTGGCCTGGGCGAAGCCCAGGTCGTATCCGTCTTGCCAATGGGCCTGGAAGATCCAGACGACGGCAGCGATGAGCGCGGCGGGCAGCAGCAGCGAGCCCAGCGATTTGAGCGCGGTCATTGGCACACCCCCGTGCCCCAGCCGGCAGCGATGTACAACGGCTCCCAGCGGTGCAGGACCAGGCGCGGGTAATCGCGGTTCTCGCGGAAATTGGGGGCAGACCGCCCGCTATTGAAGCGCTCGACCGAATCGAACCAGACCAGCTGGTCGGCGCCGGATGCCGAGGCCAGTCGCTTGTCGCGGATCAGCCAGCCCAGCCCGCCGTTATAGGAGGACAGAACCATGGCGCCTTTCTCGCAGGTCGTACGCGCCTGGATACGCTGCGCCAGCCAGCGGTTGTAGCTGACCAGCGCCTGCATGGACCAGTTGGGGTTGTAGGGCTGCGGGTTACCCAGTGCCTTAGGGAACACCTCGGCCAACCAGGCGGCGGTCGAGGGCATCACCTGGCCCAAGCCTTGCGCACCGGCGGGTGATTTGGCATCGAAGCGCCAGCGGCTTTCCTGGTGGATCTGCGCCGCGAAGGTGGCCACGGGCGCATCCAGGCCCCACTCGGCCTGGGCTATCCGGGTCAGGTCACGGCGATAGCTGTCGGCCTGGGCCGGCACCTGGGCCAGCGCCGGCCGGCAGGCGCCGAGCAGCAGCGTGCCCAGGGCAGCGGTGACGATCAGCACACGGCGCATACTAGAGCCCCAGCGTCAGGCCGAGGACGCAGGCCAGCACGATGAGCGCCCGACGGAGCCAGGCGGCGGCGACGAGATAGCGGAGCGTGATCAACTGGTGCGGACGGCCACCGGGGAACAGCGCCCGGTCGAGCCAATAGGCCAGGGTCACGGCGAGCGTGACCATGCCGACCTTGTAGAGGACGACGGGCAGCTTGGTCGGCGCAATGACGGCCAGTACCAGGAGCAGGCACAGGGTTATGGTGGTCCAGAAGGTCATGCGCGGCATGCGCGGCCGCCATTGGGAATGTCGTTTCATCGTTGGGCTCGTGCTTGGGTGAGGGATGCGCGGACAGCGCTGAGGTGACGGCTCGCCACGGCAGAGTTGCCCCGGACCAGAGCTGGTCGGGTATAGGCAGCCGTTACAGGCGCGCGGCTGGGCTCGGTCGGGCGGAGCTTCTCGCGCTGACGGGCGTGGTGGTCGCGATGCATCTCCGCCACGTTGACGTAATGCAGCGCCAGTGCGCGCCACTCGGGCGGGCAGCTGTCGAGGATCTGCTTACGCCGGGCTGAATCGGCGCCGGCCAGCATCAGCTGCGCGAAGGCGCGCGGGCTGGTGGGTCGGGCTGGAGTGGGTGGGAGTTCGGAGCGCATCGCGCGAGCCTGCCGTCAGGGAGAACGGAGCTAGATTCACGCGTGGAGGGGTGGTGCTGAGTTTCAGGGGCCTGCAAGAAAAAGCCCCGCTCGGGGCGGGGCCTGTGAGTGTTCGGCTTCAGATCTCGCCGGCCGCTTTACGCATGACCCGCAGAATCTCATCGGCATCCACTTCGCTATTACCTTCCTGGATCAGCTGGCGCTTCTGCTCTTCGGCTGATGGAGGCGGAGCATCGTAGTCCAGATCAGGGTTGTTGATTTCACGGGAACATTGCTCCGAGTCGCGACCCCATGACTGCATCGCATGTTGCCAAGTGTGATCAGTGGGAATCCGGTTGAGGCAGGCCCCGTTGAGGGCGCCGATATCCAGGAGCATTGACGAACAGCCTGAATAGACGAAGCGCGCCCGGTATTTCAGATGATCCGTTGGCTGGGCCTGGAGCTGCAGGTTAACCATTTTCATAATGGTGAACAGGCTTTGCTGATCCTGCCTCAAACACGCTTGCACGTTCTCCTGCCAGAGATAATTCGCCAGCTCTCGGTTTTCCTTTGCCTCAGCTGCTGCCTGCTCGTCGCTGACCGCTTTCGGAATGCTAGCGGCATGAGCGGCCAAGGGGAGACATAGCATGCATACCGCGTACGCCGCCGACCTGACCGCTGTCATCCCTTTCATCAATGCACCGTTCCTTCATCGAACCCAAAAAGATCGGGCTCGCTGCGCCGATGCAGGGCCCGCTGGCGGGCGATGATGTCATAAATCGTCTGTACCGCCAGCCGGTATTTGCGCGAGAGTTCGTGTGGTTGAACGCTGTGCTCGCGCCAGTCCTGGTAGATGGCAGCATCGCGCAGGGCCTTCTTCAATGCCTCGCCGCGAGGCAGGTAAATGACCGAGCCGCCCATGGTGTCGCAGATGGCGAATACCACGTGGCGGGCCAGCTCGGGTACCCGAGCCTCGTCGGGCAGTTCTGCGCGTAGTTTGGCCTCGGCGATCTCCACCATCTCGCGCAGCGTCCCCTCCCAACGGTTGAGCACCGTCGGATCGTCCATGTGTGCCAGCACCTTGGCCGGGTCGAGCCGGTCGCTGTCGTCTTCGAAAAGTTGCTCGGTCATTCAGGTCTCCCGTGCCGTCTGGCGTCATACACCAGGGCGGCGATCATCCGTTGAAGTTGCTCGGTATCCAGCCAGTCGACGCGGTCGACCTGGAACATGCGTTGTGCCATGCCGTCGACATACGCCCAGGGACGCCCCGCCTCGGCGAGCATCGCCTCGATCTTGCCTACGAGCTTGGCGCGGTCCCGCTGGGGGCTTGGAGCCTTGCGGCCCGCGTTGGTAGTTGGCTGCCAGCCCAGGCGCTCGAACTCGGCGAGCACCAGGCCGACCTGGCGGGGGCTCAGATCCTTGGCCGAGCGCACGCCGGCAACACGCGCCAGTAGCGCCCGGTAGGTGTCGTCGTCCAGACCGAGCTGGGCCTTGGCGATGTGGATCTTGGCCAGGCTCGTTTGGCTTTTTCTCATCGTGCGTTCCTTGGGTCCATGGCGATGGCGAAGCCGGCCGGGTCGGACTGGGCCAGCTTGGCCAGGTAGCGGATGCCCAGCGTCAGGGCTTCGGCGTCTTCCTCGAAGCCGCTGCGGCTGCGCACCAGATCCAGGTCCGCGCGGGTGCCACCGTAAATTTCAAGCCGGAGGGTCTCGGCCTGCATGATCTGACGATGCAAAGCGATGCGCTGGCGCCGGCTGGCCTGACGCTCGCGGGCCAGGCGCCGCTTGCGCTCGTTGGGTGTCTCGTGGCTCATGCGGCATGCTCCAGCAAGGTCATGGTCATGGCGGCCGCGTCGGCCGCGTACAGGTAGCGCGGCTCCTCGGTCTCGTAGCCGGCCTCGGCGATCGCCAGCACGGCGTACCCGTAGCAGGGGTAGAACGCCGGCTCGGCCGGCACGTTGTAGGCGTGGCGCAGGCTGATGCCGGCCAGACGCTCGACCCAGGCGGCCCACTCGGCGCGGTTGCGTAACAGGTGCATAGTTCCTCGGCTGCTCATCAGTACCAGACCACCACGCCTGGCAGACCAACCCCGGCCAGGCCGGGGCGGTTTCGCTCAGGTCAGGGACAGCGTTTGCGAACCGCTCACGCCGTGGTTGAGCTGCACGCCGTTGGCTGCCTGAATCCCATTGGCTGCGTCATTGAGTGCGCGATCGCTGAGCCTGCCCTTGGCGCTGTTGCGGTTGTTGAACGTGCCGCTCTGCAGCTTAGGGTGGTGCTTCTGGATGTAGCCCTCGACGGCAGCCGACGGCGCGGCGCTACCGGCAAACTCCAGGACCTTGGTTCGCACCGACCAGACCCAGGCGTCGCAGAACATGTCGGCACGCTTGGTCTTGGTGGCCGGCTTGCAGCGCTTGAGGGTGTTGGCGATGTAGTCGCGCCGTGCCTGGCGCACCTGTCGCAGCAGCAGGGTCATGGCGTAGCCGGCGACTTCGGCCATCTCACCGATGAACGACCAGTCTCCAAGGCCGGCGATGAAGATAACGCGACAGCTGTACGCCCGCGCGACGGTACTGGCCAGATTGGCCTCCCACTGCGGCGGGTTGAATTTCGAGCCGCTGCGCGCACCGATCTCCAGCACATCGGCCATCAGCACGTCAGCTTCGCCGACCTGGTGCTTCTCCATCAGGGCACGCGCCTGCCGCATGGCTGCAGCGGCTTCGTGAGGATTGCTGCTTGCGGCGAGCCGCAGGCATTTCTTGATCTTTTCCAGGGCTTTCTTGTGGTCCATCGGTTCCTCGGCTGCTCATCAGTACCAGGCCACCACGCCTGGCAGACCGCCCCGGCCCGGCCGGGGTGGTTTCGCATCAGTGGATGGTGGGATTCGTCGCGATCTTCTCGCGCATCGCCGCGCATCCTTCGCAGTCGCATCCGACGTGCAGCGACTTGGGCACAGGGATGCGGCTGATGAGGCGAGCCTGCTCCATCATTGCGAGGGCCAGACGGCCGGCATTGCTGGTATCGGAATTGGTGCCTTGCAGGCTGACGTTAACGCCGCCGAGGTCTTCGTTGTCTTCGATGATGATCTGGAATTTGGCCATGATTACTACTCGTTGGTCCGTGTGTTGGGTGAGCGTCTGCTGCGCTCTAATGGTTCGGTCTCAGGCGCCCAGGGCGCGAAAGCCGGGTGTGTCGAGCTGGTCAAGCTGCTGGATGTACTGCGCAAGCGAACTCAGCGCCCCACGCTGGGTGTTGCTTTCACGCATGCCGGGCACGACCAGCGTCTGTTCGTTCACTTCGGTGACTGCCGTCTGGCCGAGCACCTTGGCGAGCACGTCGCGATCTCCGGTGGCGATGCCTATGGCACCGTCCGGCACGTCCACGCCGAAGGTGATTCGCCCATCCATTCGGCAGTAGGCATAGGCTCTGGCCATGGTCACAGCTCCGCAAGATTGAGGCTGATCGGGCGAAACTGGTCGGTATCGCCAACCCGTTCGTAGATGCGGATGTAGGCCTTGGAGCCGATCACCTGGCAGGCTTCGGCGATGGCCAGCATCGCCCGCTGCCAGCGCTCGTCCTGGATCTCCAGGCGACGCAGGGCCAGCACGCGGGCTGTGCGGATCTCACCGTTCTGGTCGACCCGGAAGGCGTCGTTGACCAGGGTCACCACCTCGGGCCGGGCACCAACCGTCCATTCGATCAGGCACTCGTCGATCAGGGCACGCGCAGCCTGCAGGCGCTCGTCGAACTGGATGCTTTCCTGGATGGCGCGCTGCACCTTGAAGCGGCCGTCGAAGGACATCAGCGAGACGTTGCCTTTCTTGCCTCCGAGCTTGGCGTTGTACTGCTCGGCCGAGAGGTCAACGAAGGCCTCGATGTCGCCGAAGGCCATGGCCTTGAAGTCGGCCAGTTCGCTGTTCAGCTCGCTGGCGCGGTCGACCAGTTGGCGCACCAGGCGGTCGCGCTCCAGGTCGATGGGTTTGATCATGCTTTCCAACACCAGGCGCTTCTGGGCGTCCTGGCGGTAACCTTCTGGGATCTGGGTGTTCATGGGTGGTGTTCCTTGCTCTGGGTTGGCGTCAGTCTTGGTTTGAGTTTCTGGAGGATCTCGGCCAGTTGGCGGCGGCCGTTGTTGCGTTGTTCGTCAGTCAGTACCGGGGCGGGCAGCCCGGCCGTGCTCTTGGGCGGCGGCAGGTTGCTCAGCAGCCGGGCCGGTGCCGGCCAGCGTTCACAGGTGCCGAACAGCACGCGAAAGCCTGCGCGGATGCGTTCGGCGTCGCGTTGCTCCTCCCACCGGCGGGCGCGGATGGCTTCCAGCCAGATGTCGAGCATCTGATTGATGGCGTCGGCGGCGGGGGCGCCTTCGAGGCGCAGGGCAACGAGCCCCATCAGCCCCTGGGCGACTTCCCGCTCCAGCCACTTCTCAGCCATTGAGGCGCTCCTGCAGGGCGGCGATCGCCGCCTGTGTCTGGCTCGGCCGACCCGCCGGCAAGGCAACGCGCCCGATTTCCTTGCCCGTAGGCGCCGGCGCGTGGCCTGGCCACTTGGTCAGCACTTCGTACAGCCAGCCATGCCCCTTGAGGGGCGTCACCAGGCGACCGGCCTCCCGTGCGATGAGGGCCTGCTCGATGGCCCACAGCCAGGCCTCCGCTGGCGCCTGGTGAATCTGGCCGCCGCGCTCGATGCGCTGCGCCTGAAGGTCGGGCAGCAGCTCGCCGAGCAGCTTGGCAACACGGTCCATGGTCAGTTCGCGGGTGTCGGGCCGGAACAGCCCGAGGTAGCGCAGCAAGGCGTTACCGAGCTGGCCACTCAGCTTGAACGCCACGCTGAGCGCCTCGCGGGCACCGTCGTGGGCGATCAGTGCGTCCAGGCTCAGCGTCGTGCCGCAGTTGGGGCAGCGAGTACGCATCAGTGCAGCCTCCATTCGCTGGGTCGCGACGCGCTGATGGGCTCGCGCCACTCCAGGGTCACGCCATTCAGGAGCATCCGGTAACGGGTGCTGCCGGCAGAGGACGCCCTGGAGAAGCCGTCCATTGGGAACCTCTCGACGACGAGCGCGGCGGCTTCGTGGTTGATGACCAGCCGATGCTCGATGAAATTGCTTTCCAACACCTCGACGCCCATCGCCCGTAGCTGGCGAGCGGTACCGTTGAATGCCGCCAGCCGGCCGGCCAGTTCTGCGTTGAGCACCTTCAGCGGTGCGCGGTCAGTGGATTCGTGCATTGCCGGCTCCTGTGCAGTTGGGGTTGTGCGGGCAGTGCTGGCAGGCGCGCCAGTGCTGCATGGCTTGTGGGTTATGCGTCGGCGCCGGACGTTCGCGAAAGGTCTTGCACTGCTCGGCGGCGAGCAGCTCGCCAACCGCGATGCATTCGACGAAGCCGTTGCCGAGCGCGGCCATGACGCGGCGCTCGACGCCGGCCGTGGACGGCGAGCTGTATTTGTTGGCCAGGATCAGGCTCACGGTCGTGCGGCTCATGCCGATGCGGGAACCGGTACGGGTCCGGTCGCTCGCTGCCACCTCGGCCGCCAGCAGACGGACGAACAGCGGTGGTTCGCTGCCCCAGGCACTCAGGTCGACATGGCTCATTGCACGGTCTCCTGGGTTGCGGTCCCGGCCAGCTCCAGCTGGGTACGCAGGGCCAGATCCAACAGCGCGAGGTCGCCATCCTCAAGCGCCAGCCATTCGGCCAGCAGGCCGCGCAAGCGGATCTCGTCGGCAGAACGGCCGCTGTCTTCGGCGTCGCCGGCGCCGTCGACGGCGTTGGATGCCTTGGCGAACACCACTTTGTTGAGGTTCTGGTCATACACCTGGAGCGACTGCTGCTCGCGCACCACCGGGTGCCGAGGCCCCGTGTCTCGGCTGGGAATGAGTCGATAGGTGGCGGGCTCCGCATAGGTGATCTTCGTGCGCACCACGTAACCGGCCTCGACCAGGGCTTTGAGATACCGGCGCGCCCGCTTCTCGCTGATGGAGCAGTCGCCGACGCTTGCGGTCTCCGCAATGTCCTTGGCCGTCAGCTCACCGCGCAGGATTCTCAGCGTGCGCCAGATGTTCTCAGTGGCGATGTGGCTGCGGGTGCGTTGGCCCTGATGGTTCAGGCGCGGGTGATCTATGCCTTCGTCGCGGGCCAGCTTCCAGACGGCTTGGCGCCGTCCCGTGCCCGGCTCGATCACCTCGATCACCTTGGCCTTGGCCAGCGCCTTGAAGTAAGTCTCGACGCTGCTAGGCCCCTGACCTGATCTGCGGATGATGTCGTGCTGAGTGAAGCTACGACGTAGCAGCCGGATGGCTTCCCACATGTGCTGACGGGGCTCTTTGCCGCCCGTCATGGCTAGGGTGGCACGCTTCATCAGATGAGCCTCCGGGCTGGTGCCTCACCCGTGAACCAACCGCGGTTGCCCCAGGTGGCCAGGTCGATGCTGTCGAGCATCATGGCCGACGCTTCCTGCTGGACCTTGAACAGGTTGACGGCCGCGCGGCGCAGGCATCCTCGGGTTGCCCGGTTGAGGTCGTCGAGCAGATCCTCGCTGATGTTCAGGCGTGGATAGCTTTGCTTGGCCAAAGCCTGCAGGTCGTCGAGCGTGGCAGGCTGAGCCGGCACCCATTCCAGGACGCGGTTGTGCAGGCGCTCAAGCTTGGTCAAGGACGTCGGCACACGCTCTTCGCCGATCAGGATGATGGTGCCCTCGCTGGCGTTGTAGATGTCGGTGAGGACGTTGGCCACCGCCTTGTCCAGCAGGTACTGGACGTCGTCGATGATCAGCGGCCGGCCGGAGGTCGAGAGCTGGACGGCGATCTGGTCGACCATCTCGGACATCGTTCGGGTCGGCAGGATGGACATCTCGCGCAGGATCGCCTGCAGGAAAGCCTTCTTGCTCCAGGTGTCGCGGCATTCGATGTAGTAGGCGCGGTGCAGGTTGGCGGCGAAGGCTGCGGCGGCAGATTTGCCGTATCCGCTCGGCCCGTACATGGCCACCAGCCCAGGCAGGCCGACCGGGCGCGACTGGGCCCGTTCCAGGGCGCCTGCGAGCAGGGCCACGTTGGTGAGAGGAATGACTTTGGTTACACTCATTGCGTTTCTCCTTGTCTGGCCGCCCCCAAGCGGCCTACTGCTAGTTGTTGCGGGCTCCCTCAGCCCGCGTGTTGGAACACCCGCTTCTGGGTGGCCAGCTCGGGGTGGTTGGCATACCCCTGCCACCACCTCTTTTCCTCTTCGCTCAAGGCCTCACCGGCCTTGGCTCTTGCATCCAGCTTGGTCCACAGCCGATAGCGGGCGACGTCATCGCCTGGAACCTGGAAGGTCGGCTGTTGCTGCGCCAGCGCGGCGGCGAATCTCTGGGCTGCCTGCAGTTGCTCCGGTGCCAGCTCGGCAGAAGGCGCCGTCGTCGGCGGCAACATGCCCACGCGCTTGCCGGTAAGGGTCTCGACCTTGTCGATTGCGCGCTTGATTTGGCCCTGCTCGCGCTTCTCGTAGGAGATGTCGAGCATCGTCTTGGGCATGTAGTCGCTGGCGTTGCCGTCGAGCTTTGCCTCGCCGAGCAGTTCGCCCTCTAACGTCCTGACCCAGACGCGGCTAGCATCTCTAACGTCGTAGGCAACGCGGATTTCTTGCCCGTGAAAGTCGCGCAGCGCTTCCAGGAAGTAGCGCTGGCCAGCCCAGGCGACTTCCCCACGATGGGTTTGCCGGGTGACCTGCGGCCGCATCAGGTCGGCGACCAGCTCGGCCGGGGCGAGCATCGGCTCCCATCCCTCCGCGCGGGCGGCGTCCCAGGCTTCCAGCGGACTCATGTGCCGCAGGGCGCCGGTGTGTGGGTCGCGCATCTTCGGCAAGCCGCGATGCGGGTGGCTGTTGTAGGCCTCGATTTCGTGCTCGATGCCGGACATGAACTCGGCGAAGGTCGGCATCAGGCGGGTGCCGCCGGTTTCGCGCAGCTGTTTGCGGCCGATCCGATGCACGCGGGTGCCGGCGTGCTTGTCCATGTCGGCGCCGATATAGCTGGTCATCCGCTTGGCAGCGCGCACCCAGATGGTCTGGTGGCCACGCTTGGATAGGCCGCGTGCCTGGCTGTTGTAGGGCAGCGAGTGGGTCATGGTGCCGCCGAGGCGGTCGACCACCTCGCGCACCGTGTCGTTGGCGAAGCCCGAGCCGTTGTCGACGTAGAAGATGGCGAACATGCCGCCACGCGTGACCGCGTCGCGTAGCGCATCCATCACGCCAATGGTCGACTCGGCCTCGCCGATCGACACGCCGAGTACGCGTCGGGTGGCCACGTCCAGGACAGTGGTGATCTCTGGCCGATAGGGCTTGCCCGTGCGCGGGTTGATGACCTCGGCGTCGAACTTGTGGCCGTCGGCCGTGTAGACGTCGCCGGGGAACATGTTCTTGGTGGTGCGGCGGCGGAACGGCTGCAGCGCTTTCAGCTCCTGAGGGCTGCGGCGGCCTTGCTCGCGGGCCTCGGGGCTCAGCTTGTTCAGGAAGCGCCGCACCTGGTGAATGCTGGGCCGCGCGCCCTGATAGCGTTGGGCGAACTCGGCGTAGCTGGCCTCGATGCTGGGCTTGGTTGGCCGCTGGTAGCAGCGCAGGAAGTCCGCAGCCCACTCCGGGACGCTCATGTCCGCTTTGGCCTGACGCGGCGCCAGGCCGGCTTCCCCATTTGCGCGGAAATCCGCGAGCCAGCGCTTCAAGGTGCGCTCCGACAGCGTGCGGTCTTCCGTCTTGCGGTCGTTGGCGATCGACACCCGAGCGTTGAGGTAAGGACTAAGCCCCCCGTTTTTCGCCAGGGCGATCAGCGTATCGATGGCTCGCTTCTGCGTTACGGCCTGGCTCATGCGTTCGATTTCTCGAACGAACGCCAGCCGGGCCAGCATCACGTTGCGTTGCCTTTCGGTTAAGCGTGACGCGGAAACGGCGTCACGCTTAGTCGAAACTTGAACGTGCTGAGTAGGGGCAGGCTGCGCCTCAGTGGGTGCCTCAACAGCTGCGACGGTGCGGGCCAGTAGAGCGGCCTGGGTTTCCTCGGGGAGGCTGGCGAAAGCGTATTCGATCGCCTTGGTGCCGATCCGCTTTCGACCTTCCCAACCCGCCTTTCCGCGCAACTGGATAGCACGTTCGCTGCCAGGCATTCCAGGAAGTCCTGCGAGCTCTTTAGCAGTAAACCAACCAAGTTTCGTCTGCATAGTTACACCTTCCCCGTTTTATGCAGATGTGTACTTGGTAATAAAACGTTAGACTTTCTTCCGTTTTCTGGGTTGCTCTCCGAGCGAGACGGGCGTTGACGGATGGGTGCGCTTTTATTCCAACGCTCAGGCCAAATTTGTACGGGCTTCAAGCCCAAGGCCTTTGCGATAGCACACTCCATCCGGGGATACGCAACGCGCTTAACGTTATTGACCGCGTTGCGCTCGACGCCCAGCTTGCGCGCGAGATCGGAAAGAGACGTGCCTTTAGCCCTAAGCTGGAATTTGATCCATTCCCAGCGGAGGGTCGGGTCCTTCGGAATTTGATTTTCTAGTTTCATTTTTCGTCCAAGAAAGCCACCGCCGATGGTGGTTTTTTTAAGGGTTTCTACCGTTCCCTTGTGAATAAGCTAGTCGTTTTCAGAAGGGGCGGCAACCGAAAACAGAAGATTCGTTTCTGTTTTTCGTTATGTCAGGAGCTTGATACGCTTAAGTCACTGATTTAACGGGACTTTTTTGAAAGCGAAACGCCCGTGTACCCGACGAGCGGCGCTTCGTTTTGCAGCTGAGAGAAAGCGAAATGGCGGATACGCTGGCTAAGCGCATCAGAATTTGTGCGGGGATAGTCGGAAACGGTGATGAGCTTTCACGGAAAACGGCAATTCCCAGGAGCACCCTTGAGTCCTATATGACTGGTGAAAGCGAGCCGAAGGCGTCGCGCGTGCTGGTACTAGCCCAGGCTGCCGATGTTGATGTCGGCTGGCTCGTTTCGGGCGAAGGCGATATGCGAGCGGGAAAACCCGTTGTCGTGGAGACGGGTGACTACGCATACGTACCGCTTTACGACGCTCAAATCAGCTCTGGGCATGGCGGCTGGAGCGAAGGGGCGAGAGTCCTAGCTCACCTAGCGTTCACCCGTTACAGCTTGCGCAAGAAGGGCCTCGAACCGTCTACCCTTGCGGCTGTGCAGCTGGTTGGCGATTCGAACGAGCCCGAGCTCAGTGACGGCGATACGGTGCTGGTGGACCTGAGCCGCAACCAGTTCCAGGCTGATGCGTTCTACGTGGTTCGCCTGGCCGATCATCTTTTTGCGAAGCGGCTCCAGTTGCAGTTTGACGGCGGGGTCCAAGTCATCAGCGCAAACCCTGCTTACCCACCCATGGCTGTTCCCAAAGAGCGGCTCTTCGAACTGGAAGTGGTTGGTCGCGTCGTCTGGGCTGGCGGCTGGATGATCTGATTCACTACATGCTGAGTGAGTCGATGCCAAAGAAGCCGCGATCTGGCCGTTGCGGCCTCATTTTCCATCTCTTATCGCTTCGCAACCTTTTGGCACCGGTTCGGCGGTTCCTATACCGGTCAAAGCCGCGCCGCTCCGGGCTTCTCCGGTTTCTTCCATCTTCTTCCGCCTTGTTTTCTCCTGGTGCCATAGAGATCACTAACTCACAGATCCACCGTTTCGACGGCCAGGTGGATGAAAAAAGCGTCATCCACCCTACGTAACTGGCGCAACCCGTGTGAGCGGTCTCGACCGCGAAAGGGGCGCCGAAAGCCCCGGTCAAGACTGGGCATCCCGCCCGCTCCCACAAATTCTCTCCACCAGATCTCGTCATATCGATATGCATAAAAGATATTTAAATTAATTTTCTTATATCGCTAGATTGAGGCTCTGCGTACCTGCCGACCAATCGGCGCGCCGCACTTAACGTTGGGCTCGAGCCCTTCCCGAGTGATGCGCCGATTGGCGCTCTTGCATGGAGTTTCTTCTATGTCGGCATCCGCACTGCCTCGCCTCGGCGGCCATTCCAGCCAGGCCTTCGAGGTGCGTCCCTTCGATGCGCCCCTGGGCGCCGAGATCATCGGTCTCGACCTTTCCCAGCCGCTGGCCGACCCGGACTTCGCCCGCATCCACCAGGCCCATCTGGATCACGGCGTGCTGGTGTTTCGCGACCAGCGCATCACCCCCGAGGAGCAGATCGCCTTCAGCCGCCGCTTCGGCCCGCTGCAGATCCACGTGCTCAAGCAGTTCCTGCTGGCCGGGCATCCGGAGATCTTCATCATTTCCAACATCGTCGAGAACGGTCAGCCGATCGGCCTGGGCGACGCCGGCAAGTTCTGGCACTCGGACCTGTCCTACAAGGAGCTGCCCAGCCTGGGCTCGATGCTCCATGCCCAGGAGCTGCCGGAAGAGGGCGGCGATACCCTGTTCGCCCAGCAGCAGCTGGCCTACGAGGCGCTGCCCGCCGCGTTGCGCCAGGCCATCGACGGCAGGCGCGCCGCGCATTCCTATACCGCGCGCTATGCCGACGAGGTCTTCGAAGGCATCCAGCGCCCACGCCTGACGCCCGCCCAGCTGGCCGAGGTCAAGGCCGTGGTGCACCCGGTGGTGCGCACGCATCCGGAGACCGGACGCAAGGGCCTGTTCGTCAACGAGAACTTCACCACCCACATCCTCGACATTCCGGAAGACGAAAGCCGGCAGATCCTCGCCGAGCTGTTCGCCCACAGCGCCCGCCCGGAGTTCATCTACCGCCACACGTGGCAGCCGCACGACATGGTGTTCTGGGACAACCGCGCGCTGATCCACCTGGCCACCGGCTGCCCGCGGCACCTGCGCCGCCGCATGCACCGCACCACCATCCAGGGCGACGCCCCGTTCTGACCTTCGCCGATCCCGGCAATCCGTACATGGAGTTTCGCGATGTCTCTAGGTGAGCGCTTTTCCCTGAAGAACCGCCTGGCCCGGCTGGTCGGCGGCCTGGGCCTGTCCCTCGGCCTGCTGGCCGGCGCCCTGGCCACGACCCAGGCTGCCCACGCCGAAGGGCGTATCCGCATCGCCGAGCAGTTCGGCATCGTCTACCTGCTGCTCAACGTGGTGCGCGACCAGCAGCTGATCGAGAAGCACGGCAAGGCCGAGGGCCTGGACATCACCGTCGACTGGCAGCAGCTGTCCGGCGGCTCGGCGGTGAACGACGCGCTGCTGTCCGGTGCCATCGATATCGCCGGGGCCGGCATCGGCCCGCTGCTGACCGTCTGGGACCGTACCCAGGGCCGGCAGAACGTCAGGGGCGTCGCCTCGCTGGGCAACTTTCCCTACTACCTGCTGAGCAACGACCCGAACGTCAGGACCATCGCCGACTTCACCGAGAAGGACCGCATCGCGGTGCCCTCGGTGGGCGTGTCGGTGCAGTCGCGCTTCCTGCAGTACGCCGCCGCTAAGCAGTGGGGCGACGAGCAGTTCGACCGCCTGGACAAGTACACCCTGGCGTTGCCGCATCCGGACGCCACCGCCTCGCTGATCTCCGGTGGCACCGAACTGACCGGGCATTTCTCCAACCCGCCGTTCCAGAACCAGGCGCTGAAAAATCCGAACGTGCATGTGGTGCTCGACACCTACGAGCTGCTCGGCCCTAACTCGCCGACCGTG